AACTCTATATCTGCTTCGAATTTACGCAGGATACCTACGCGCTTATGGCCCGCGTCGGTGTAAGTCAGATCAACTACCATTGGCGTTCACCTACCATCTGCAGATATACCGTAATTCCTACACGAAATGAGCCATCCCATGACACGGGTAAATAACCGGGGTGCAGCTTCTCGAAGATGTATTCGCCTGACCCTGACGTAGCATCTGGCGTGGAGCTAAACACATCGATAACCGTTCCATCATTAGTTGTAATGGTAGCCATGGCATCGCGCGTATCGATTGAGAGCACTGCGCCCTCTGGTACACCAGCATCTACTCGATAGGTGTTGTTACCGATCGTAATAACCGGGTTTTCGACATGGCCGTAAATATCGATACGGCAGTCACAATCCTGCGCACCATCGATTAAAATAGATTTGATCGGAGTTTCGCCGCTGTATCCATGCGGATACTCAAATGGAAAGCCGAGCGATAAATCGCCCTCAGTAGTTTCGGCAGCAAATGAGTATTTAATATCACGTGTCCAAATCGGCTCTGGCACAAACAGACTCATCTCGTATGTTCTCAGTTCGCCTTTTCGGTACCAGAGTCGTTTTTCGGACTTTTTGATAAAGCACTGCGTATACCATGCGCCGTCATAAATGCGCCCAGGCTTACCAGCGAGTACGTCAGGCATCATTACGCGGTAGAGCATATTCATCTCGCGTGCGGCATCTTCCGGGCGCATGGATACGTTAAGTGGTATCTCAACATCTGGAAAGCTATGCGATATTACAGAGCCGTTCGTGACTTCGTAATCAATCTCGAAATCGAATAGTTCCTCAGCTATCGGCCATACCTTTTGCTTATCAAAATCGTAGGTCTGGCCTTGGTTGTTCACGTATCTAAGACTAGGCAAGGCCATGATTAGTATCTCCTTTTCAGGCTGGCAAAAGTACGTTTATCGATCGACAAATCAGACGGAGTATTTTTGCGGATAATGCCGGGTAAGTTGTCAGCAAGCCACGCAATAACTACTGCTGCCTGATCAACGTTATTAGCCGTCTCGCCGTCTAGATTGTTGGCTACGGCCTTGGCGAATGGGCGCATCTTACGGCCTGCCAGTGGGATGTTAACTTCTGGCCCTGCTTCACCAACGCCAATCAAACTCGCACGATCAAAGAAACCACCAGAGCCATACCAGCTAACCGATACGGTTGGAACTTCGCCAGTCTCAGCATTAAAAGACCCGTTCATCTGGAAGTGTGGTAGAGCGCCGACTTTGATGCGTGGAATCTCTAAGTGCATACCGTTAACGGTCGATTGCATATCAGATGCCATAGACTTAATAGCTGATAGCGCATCGTTAGCACTTGATTTAACTTTGTCGCCCATCTGAGTAGATGCCGCGCCAACCGTCATAAGCGCAGTCTGCGCGGTTCGAAGTGAAGCCGTAGCAGTAATGGTACTAGCCATGAGAGCCAACAGCGCAGCCGAAGCGGCCATAGCACCCGCTGCAGCACCACCGGAAGCAGCCGCCAAACCAGACAATCCAGGAATAGCAGCGCCTAAGCCAGCAGCCGCACCAACCGACGCACCAGCCAAAGCACCGAGACCACCAGCAGCCGCCGGAGCAGCTCCCGCGATTGTAGGCATGGCACTAGCCATAGTTTGGCAACCTGTAGCAGCCAACATGATTGCAGCCGATAAGGCAGTAACGCCACCAGCTAACAGAGTGATAGCGCCAGACAACAAACCAATAGCACCACTAACGATAGCCATTGCGCCGCTAAACACCGTCATACCAGCGCCAGCAACTGTGGCACCAGTTCCTAGGATTAAGAGTGCCGCTCCTGCAACGGTGGCACCAGCACCTAGTACCGTAAGCCCTGCACCTGCACCCAAAGCGCCTGCGCTTAGCATCAGTACGGCAGAGCCAGCAGTCATGCCGAAGGTGGCAATCAGCATTAAGCCAGCGCCGGATATAGTGGCACCAGCACCCATAACGGTAAGGCCAGCGCCAGCGACTAACGCGCCAGCGCCCAACGCTACCAGTCCAGCAGCAGCTACTACTACCGATGCCGACATAACGACCAATCCAGCAGCAACAACAATCATTGATGGACCAAGTAATAATAACGATGCTCCCAGGGCGGCGAATCCTACAGCCGCCTGAGTTCCGAACATAGCAACAGTCGGCAGGGTAGTCGATAACAACATAATGCCGGTAGATGCCAGCAGAATGCCCGTGCCAACTAGCGTGATAGCCGCACCGAAAGCGATAAAGCCAACAGTACCAGCGGTTAGTGCTGGTCCCAAAATAGCAGCGCCTACAGCAAGACCAGCAATAGCAGCGACCAGGCCGACCATAACGCCAATTGCTAATGGTCCCGCACTTGCCAGCTGGATAGCAGACATTACTAACAGCGACAATCCAGCAGCCGCGAGCGCGACACCAGCACCGAGAGCAATTACAGCAGCAGCAGCACCAGCGAGCATCTGGCTAGCAGATACACTGGCAGCACTACCAGCAGTCCTAGTAGCTGCAGCAGTAGTAACTAATCCGCCTGCAGTAGACGTAGCTTTGCCAACGATCGAAGTCATAGCAGAGCCGATCGTGGTGAATGCAGATGCTACTGTCTTACCAGTAGATACCAGCTTAGATACCGTGAATGCCGTACCGATAGCAGCGATACCACCAGCAGCGGCCTGCGCCTGTGGTGGCAGTGTTGCGAATGCATCACCGAGCGCCTGTAGTGGCGTGGCTCCATTACTGATTGACGTAGAAAACGTGCTCACTGCGTTATTAGCAACTTCGAATGCGCCGGACAGTCCTTCGTTAAGGCTATTGACCAC